GTGGAACCGGGCTAGCAGGGACGCACGCTGCCGCTGATCGCAGGACGGGTGACGCGGCTTTTCACTCACGCAAGAAAGCGAGGAAGAGATGGACGAAAAGATTCTCAGGCAACAAGGGTATGTGCCGTTAGCGGAGTTTGACGATCGCAGTCGTCGCTCAAACGACGCACACTCGCCGAGTTACAAGGCTCTGAAGAAAGCAATCGACAAGGGCGACAAGACAATCCCATCTGCGCAGATTCCGGCTACCAAGTACGGACGCTTCTGGGTCCACAAGTCTTCAGCCGAGAGGTTTCTGTCTGAGGCGGAAGCCGCCATATCTGAGGCAGTTCATCGGTCTGAAAGTGCTGGCGACGCCACCTCAAGCGTCGCGTGCCGCGAGCACGGCGAGCGGCGTGACGTTTCGCCCGCTCAGTTGGAAGCCGCTGTCGTCGCGCTCTGCGAGATCAACAACGGCATCTCTCTCGTGCTCGCGACGCTCGAGCGTCTGACATCTGCCGTAGAGAGCATCACCAAGCAGCCCGACTACGCGGATCGTCTGCGGCGGGAGATCGTCGCTACGTGTGACAACGCCAACGGATTCCACAACTGACCCCACCACCACGCAGAGGACGCGAGAGATGAGCACGGAGATTTCGACAACCACGACGCCCGCGAGGGGGCTGGCCCTCGCCACGTTCGACGATGCCTTTCGGTTCGCGAAGGTCGTCGCGGCGACCGAGTTCGCACCGAAGGACTTTCGCGGCAAGCCCGAGGCGTGCCTGCTCGCGATCCAGCACGGGGCCGAGCTCGGCCTGTCGCCGATGCAGAGCCTGCAGTCGATCGCCGTGGTCAACGGCAGGCCCAGCGTCTACGGCGATACCGCCCTGGCGGTCTGCAAGGGCTCGCCCGTCTGCGAGTGGGTCCGCGAGCGGATCGAGGGCGACGGCGACGCCATGGTGGCGATCTGCGAGGCGAAGCGGCGCGGCGATGCCGAGCCGGTCGTGAGCCGCTTCACGATGGGCGACGCGAAGCGGGCCGGGCTCGCCGGCAAGGCCGGTCCCTGGACGCAGTACCCGCGCCGCATGCTGCAGATGCGGGCTCGAGGATTCGCCCTGCGTGACGCGTTCCCCGACCTCTTGCACGGGCTGATCACGGCGGAGGAGGCGCAGGACTACCCGACGCCGGCGACGCCGCGCGAGCCGGTGCAGGTGCGGCCGAAGTTCGAGCCGCCGGCGACGGACGCCCAGCCGGAGACGCCGGACACGCCGGCGAGGGCGACGGTCGAAGACATGGAGCAGGCCCGGCTGGCGATCAGTAAGGCCCGCACGCCGGAGACGCTCACGAAGATCCGCCGCACGGTGGAGCGTCGGCTCCTGGACGAGCAGTTCTACACCGACGCCCAGGCGGACGAGCTCCTCGGCCTGCTGGACACCAAGGCCGAGTTTATCAACGGCAGCGAGGTGACGGCATGAGCGAGCGTCAACGCCTCTACCGCGCCGAGCTCGGCGCGAGCGTCAACGCAACGACCGGCCACAGCGTCCTGTCGTGGTTCGGCACGCTTACCGAGTGCGGCGAGTGGGTCGAGCAGGGCCAAGCCAGGTGGCGTCGCGACGGCACGTGGTTCGAGACGAAGGCCGCGGCGTTGGCTTCGCTCGCACCACGGATCGAAGCGATCGGCTACGCGTGCCTGAATCAGGCCCAGCAGCTACGGGAGCAGTCGTCGTCTTAGGTACACCGCGGCCCGCCCTGGTCACAGCGGCTGCAACCATCGGCCGCATGGGTCGCCAACCGGGAGTGGCGCGTAACCACTGACGCAAGCCGCACGTGACGCGGCAGAGACACACGGAGGTGGAGAGTGATGATCGCAGCAACGCAGACGAGCTACGAGGACTTTCTCGCATCAAAGCAGCAACTCGAGAGCAACCACGGCTTCGAGCCGGTTGCCATACCCGACTGGCTGTTCGACTTCCAAAAGCACCTAGTTGAGTGGGCGTGCCTCAAGGGACGCTCGGCGATCTTCGCCGGATGCGGTCTCGGCAAGACGCCGACGCAGTTGGCGTGGGCCGAAAACATTGCTCGCAAGACCGGCAAGCCGGGGCTCATTCTCACGCCGCTCGCGGTCAGTCATCAGACAGTTCGCGAGGCCGAGAAGTTTGGCGTTGAGGCGCACCGCTCGGCTGACGGCAAGGTGATGCCGAACATCACCGTTACCAACTACGAGCGGCTAAAGCACTTCGACCCGGCTGACTTTGGCGGCGTCGTGTGCGACGAGGCGTCGATCATCAAGCACTGGTCGGGCGCTACGCAGAAGGCAGTGACGCGGTTCCTCAACAAGATGCCCTATCGCCTGCTCTGCACGGCGACTCCGGCACCGAACGACTACATCGAGATGGGCACGCACTCTGAAGCCCTTGGCGAGATGAACTACAGCGAGATGCTGGGCATGTTCTTCCGCCAAATTAGCGACGACGAGAAGAAGCGGAAGGCGACCGCTGACGACGTGATCCACAGTCGCCGGCTGTCGTGGCGCGTGATTCAGTCGATCGGCGAATACGCGATGAAGCCGCACGCGTTCGAGCCGTTCTGGAAGTGGGTGTCGTCGTGGGCCAGGGCGTGCCGCAAGCCGTCCGACCTCGGCCCGTATGACGACGCGCGGTTCGTCCTGCCCGAGCTCATCCGCCGCGATCACATCGTGACGCCACGCAAGGCACCGCCGGGATTCCTCTTCACGATCCCGGCGTTCGGGCTCAATCAAGAGCGTGGCGAGCGACGCCGCACGGTTGAGGAGCGGTCTGAGTTGGTGTGCAGCCTCACGCGTGACTCTGACTGTGCCGTCGTGTGGTGCCAACTCAACGACGAAGCAGACAGGATCGAGGCCGACGTTCATGGCGCGGTGCAGATCAAAGGCTCGCTCAGCCTCGAAGAGAAAGAGGAGCGGCTCATCGCGTTTCTAGACGGGCAGGCTCGCGTGCTGGTCACGAAGCCGAAGATCGCCGGGCTGGGGCTGAACCTCCAGCACTGTGCCCACGTCGTGACGTTCGTGGATCACTCCTACGAGCAGTTCTATCAAGCCGTGCGGCGGTGCTGGCGGTTCGGCCAGAAGCGGCCGGTGACGCTCGACGTGATCGCCACCGAGGGCGAGATCAACGTGCAAAAAAACATGGACCGCAAAGAGCGTCTCGCGGAGCAGATGTTTGAGGCAATCGTGCAGTTCATGAACGAGTCGGAGAGGGTGAGGGTTCAGTACGCGCACAACGAAACGGAGATGCCAGCATGGCTTGCCGAGACCAAGTGATCACCGATGAATACGCGATCTATCACGGCGACTGCGTCGAGGTGATGAAAGACCTGCCCGAGGCGTCGGTGCATCTGTCGATCTACTCGCCGCCGTTCGCCGGTCTGTACCAGTACAGCAGCGACCCGGCGGACATGAGCAACTCGAAGAACTACGAGGAGTTCATGGAGCACTACGCGCACGCGATCCGCGAGATTCACCGCGTGACGATGCCCGGCCGCATGTCGGCGGTTCACTGCCAAGACATCCCGATCCTGCGGCCGAAGGACCATCACCTATCGGACTTCCCCGGCGACATCATCCGGCTGCACAACCGGCTCGGCTGGAAGTACTGCGCCCGATACCACGTGTGGAAGGAGCCGCTGACGGTTCGCAACCGCACGATGGTGAACTCGCTCCATCACAAGACGCTCTGCGAGGACTCAACGCGGTGCTCGGTCGCGAACGCCGACTACCTGCTGATCTTCCGGCGATCGGGCGATAACCCGGTGCCGGTCGCTCACCCGGTCGGGCTGCTGAGCTACGCCGGCTCGCGAGAGGTGCCGCAGGAACTGCTGCGATTCCGTGGGCACAAGGGCAACCAGATCGAGAACGGCTACTCGCACTGGGTGTGGCGGCAGTACGCGTCGGCGTTCTGGGATGACGTGCGGATCGACCGGACGCTCGGCACCGGCGCGAGCCTCTACTCGCACAACAAGGCCGATAAGGACGAGCCCGACGAGAAGCACATGCACCCGCTTCAACTCGACGTGATCGAGCGGGCGTGTGTGCTCTGGAGCAATCCTGGCGAGACGGTGCTGACGCCGTTCCTCGGTGTCGGCAGCGAGGCGTATGGCGCGATCCTCAACGGCCGCCGTGCCATCGGCATCGAGTTGAAGCCGGCATATTTCCGCCAGGCGGTGAAGAACCTTGACCGTGCCGCCCGCGGCCGGGCTGAGCGAGAGTCGTCGGTGCAGCCCGAGGAGGCGATCGCATGACCGACCTCGAAGATCTCGCGCTCTTCGCGCCGGCCCGGGCTGGAGTGTCGGAAGCGCCGACATCGCACGCGGCCGCGCGTCGAGCACCGGTGGCGAATCACAAGCAGCGGATCGTCGACGGCCTGGTGGCCGGGCCTGCCGGCCAGAGCGAGGTCGCGAGCCGCGCCGGCCGCACGGTGGCAGGGGTGGGGAAGCGGCTCAGCGGGG